TTCAAAAGGTATAGGGAGTAAAACATGGCATTTCAAAAAGTAGAATATTCATTTCCAGACGAGGAAGACGTGTCCACTGATATAGAGATAGAAGACTCCAGTGCGCTAGAGGTTGATATTTCAGGCAAAGCTCCTGAACAACCAGAGCCGGAACCAGAATCCGAAGCAGTTGCCGATGTAGAACTAGAAGAGGATTATGAAGTAGAGATAGTTGACGATACTCCTGAAGCCGATAGAGGTCGTGAACTTTCGGAAGTACCAGAAGATGTTACAGAAAAAGAATTAGAAGGATATTCTAAAAAAGTACGTAACCGCATAAACCATTTTAGTAAAAGATATCACGATGAGCGTAGAGCTAAAGAAGCAGCCCAACGTGAAAAAGAAGAACTGGAACGGTATGCACAAAATGTTCTGGAAGAAAACAAACAATTAAAGGGTAGTGTTAGTAAAAACCAAACTGCATTACTGGATCAGGCTAAGAAAAGCGCAGATATTGAAGTTGCTGCTGCGAAAAAAGCTTACGCTGATGCACATGAAGCTGGTGACACAGAAGCTCTTGTAGAAGCGCAAGAAACTCTAACAAATGCCAAGATTAAATCTGATAGGTTAAATAACCTTAAAGTACCGTCTTTACAGGAAGAAGAAACTCCTGTACAACTAGCAGGTAATGAGAGTGTAACTCCTTCACCTACGTCAGATGAAGCGATAACTCCAAGAGGCGAAGAATGGATGAAAGAAAATTCTTCGTGGTTCGGAGTTGACGATGAACTGACCGGGTACGCGTTGGGAGTACACAACAAGCTTGTTAAGGAATATGGGCAAACTTATGCTCAAACTGAAGAATACTACGAGACTATTAATTCTCGTATGCGAAAAATGTTCCCCGAACAATTCGGGAGTGAACCGGAAGTTGAAAAACCGAAGCGACAATCTAATGTGGTTGCACCCGCTACGCGGAGCACGGCATCAAAGAAGGTGCTATTGAATAAAACACAACAAGCAATCGCAGATAGACTAGGCGTTCCATACGTCAAATACGCCGAACAGGTGCGAATCTTAGATAGAGGAGAACAGTAATGGCAGAAAATAGATTAAATCGTGAGCACACCACTCGTGAAAAGAGTGCCCGCAAAGCAGCTTGGCAGCGTCCAGAGACGTTACCATCACCTGATCCGATAGACGGGTATGAATTTCATTGGGTACGGGTTAGCACTCATGGGTTAGTCGATGCCACCAATGTATCTTCTAAATTACGTGAAGGTTGGGAACCATGTCTAGCAAAGGATCACCCAGAAATTACACTAGTAACCATAGAGCAGGAACGCTTTGCGGAGAATGTTGTAATCGGCGGTCTAATGCTTTGTAAGGCTCCAATAGAATTGGTTGAGGAACGTACTGAACATTTTGAAACTCAGACGCAATCTCAAATGGCCTCAGTGGATAACAACCTGATGCGAGAGAGTGATCCTCGTATGCCGATATTTAATGATCGACAGTCGAAGGTTACTTTTGGACAAGGTAATTAATTAATTTTTGTTAAGAGGTTAACATGGCATATCCTACTGTTGATGCCCCTTATGGG